GATGAGTTCCACGATTGGGCAGATGAACAGCCAAAATGGGTACAGGATGCACTATATGAAAACGACAATGATGCTAGGTCAGCAGCAAGAGCTATTGACTTATACAAAGCCGATAAGGGAATCGGTAAGGAAACTAAGACAAAGAGTAATAAGAGTGCTGCTATGGAAGTTGGCACGAAGTCTACAAAGACTAAAGTTGATACTACAGAAGCAGGTAAAAAGATACTTGAGTCACAAGTTCAAAAAATGTCCTCTGCACAGTATGAGAAACAAGCTGACACAATAATGGAAGCTATTAGGTCAGGCAACTTTGTATATGACATATCAGGTTCAGCTAGATAAATAAAAAATAATGTTGACAAACAAGAATTTATGTATATAACTATACATAACTAGAAGTGTAACACAACCTCACGTTCCCAAACTGAATACTTGTGTTGCACTTTATACTACACTTTAGAGATTACCCAATTATGTGAGCCTACACAGGAATCGCTATCCTACGTACAACCTCAACGCATGAATGGTCCTTATAAAGTAAATGACTAAAACTATGTAGTACACTTTTGTGTACATTTGATAAATGTTTAAGGAGATTAAAATGGCATTTACAGCAGCAGCTGGTTATGGTAATCTACCTAACGGTAATTTTAGTCCTATTATTTACAGCAAACAGGTGCAACTTGCGTTCCGTAAGTCATCTATTGTCGATGCAATCACTAATAATGATTACTTCGGTGAGATTGCTAATATGGGCGATTCCGTTAAGGTTATCAAAGAACCAGAAATAACAGTTAAGGCATATGAGAGAGGAACTACTATTACTCCTCAAGACCTTGATGACGAAGAATTTTCACTTAATATTGACAAAGCTAATTACTTTGCATTTAAAGTGGATGATATTGAGGAAGCTCATTCACACGTTAACTTTCAACAGTTAGCATCTGATAGAGCAGCCTATAGACTAGCCGACCAATTTGACCAAGACGTACTTGGTTATATGTCAGGTTATAAGCAATCATCTATACATGGTGCTCCAGATACAGCTAATACAACTACTAATGGTAGTGTAGCTGTTTCAACAGCCGGTTCTGACGAACTCTTATCTTCAATGAAAATTGATGCTGAAGACTTCGGTGGTTCTGCTGGAGATGCTGTGGCTATCTTACCAAGAACAGGTGGAGCTACTACTGCTGCTCCTGCTAACGGAGATAGAAACCCATTGACAGTTATAGCTAGAATGTCAAGACTATTAGACCAACAAAATGTTGACACTAATGGTAGATGGTTAGTATTAGACCCTGTATTTATTGAGATACTAAAGGATGAAGATTCAAGATTATTTGATGCAGACTTTGGTGGAACTGGACTACAGAATGGTTTAATCCTAAACAACCTACATGGTTTCAAGGTTTATCAGTCAAACAATTTACCAGCAATCGGAAGCGGACCATCTAATACAGGTGCGAACAGTGCTACTGACTTTGGTATAATTGTTGCTGGTCATTCTTCATCAGTAGCTACTGCCGAGCAAATCAACAAGACAGAGACTTATAGAGACCCTGATTCTTTTGCTGATATTGTTCGTGGTATGCATTTATATGGTAGAAAGATTCTTCGCCCTGAAGCAATCTGTACTGCCGCTTACCACTTAGCATAGGGAGATTGAATTATGGCGAATATTACTGCTGTTCTTAAAGCCGCTTCTGGCAACTCCCAGAGAGGTAGGAACGTATATTACATGGATAATGTTATTGACTTAACTGCTAATAGCATTAATCCAAACGGTGATACCATTCAAGCTATCACAGTTCCAGCTAATACTCTTGTTGTAGCTGCAGGTCTTCAGGTTGTAAATAGTGCAACTCAGAATACTGGCACAGATGCAACAGCATCACTTGGTTTCACAGGTGGTGACGTTGATGAGTTTGTTGCAACTTTTGATATTGATGGTGCTGCCGATGGTGCTTATGCTCCTCAGATTGCAATCACAGGTTTGACTGCTTCTACTTCTGCTGACACTATTGATGTGTTATTAGCAGGTAGTGGTGCATCATTTAGTGCTGGTAAAATACGTGTGTATGCAATGATGATGGATATAAGTGACCAAGGTGATATGTCTGCTGACGAAGTTGACAGAGACACTTTAGCTTAAATCATACATAAGGGAGCAGGGCAACTTGCTCTCTTATCTTTATAGGAATTACTATGGCAGAAACTTACCTAACACTAACAAATAAAGTAATAGCAAGGTTGAATGAGGTTGCATTAACTTCGTCAACTTTTTCTAGTGCTAGGGGTATACAAGTTCAATGCCAAAACGCAGTTAATGAATCTATACGTTTTATTAATCAGCGAGAGTTTAACTACCCATTTAACCATGCTACTGCTACTCAGACACTGACAGCAGGTGTGGTTAGATATAGTTTACCTACTTCTACTAAGACAGTAGACTATAATACATTTAGAATAGTCAAAGATAGTGACTTAGGTAATAGTGGGTATAAATTAAACCTACTAGATTATAATGATTACATAAATAGAGTTATAAATCAAGAAGATGAAATAGAAAGTACAACTACTAGTACAACACATACAGATAGTGTTACAACTATAACTGTAGCAAGTACTACAGGGTTTGATAGTGCAGGTACTATAGTCATAGGTAATGAAACAATTACTTATACAGGAGTAACTAGTACTACATTTACAGGTTGTACAAGGGGTGCAAGTAGCACAACAGCTGCTTCAATAGCTAGTGGTGTCACAGTAGCACAGTTTGATAGAGGTGGTGTTCCTGAATATGTAGTAAGAACACCTGACAATAATTATTTATTATATCCATACCCCAATAAATCATATGCAATAAAGTTTGACTACTATACTTTTCCTGATGACTTATCAGCACATGGAGATACTACAACTATACCTGATAGATTTGCACCTGTAATTGTAGATGGTGCTACAGCATTTGTATATCAGTATAGAGGTGAGACACAACAGTATCAACTTAATATGCAGAGATTTGAACAAGGCATTAAGAATATGCAAACACTATTAGTAAATAAATTCTCATACCTACGTTCAACCTTTATAGCTAGAACAGGTAGTGCAGACATTAGGGCATTATAATGGCAGACCAATCTCAAACAGTACCTTCAGCATTTACTTGTGAAGGTGGGTTAGTACTAAACAAATCTACCTTTATGATGCAACCGGGTGAAGCATTAGAGTTAGAGAACTTTGAGCCTGACATAACAGGTGGCTACAGAAGAATAAATGGATACTCTAAGTATGTAACAGCAGTTGTGCCACAGACAGCATCTGCTACAGAAAAAGTACTTATGGTTGCAACTTTTGGTAGTGTCGTGTTAGCTGCTAGAGGTACTAGTATATATAGTGCAACTCCGGGTGGTTCATCGTGGACTAGCAGAGATAGTGGTAGAACAGGTGCTTTAAAGTATAGGTTTGAGAGATATAACTACGATAACACAGATAAGATTATAGTTGTTGATGGTGCTAATGCACCGACTATATTTAACTCTTCCTTAGCAGCTTCAGATGTTTCAGAGTCTGCTGTTGCAGGTGCTAAACATGTAGCATCATTTAGAGACCACATGTTTTATTCAGGCATGTCAAGTACTCCACAGGAACTTGTGTTCAGTAAGCCATTTGATGAAGATAACTTTTCTAGTGGTTCAGGTTCAGGCAGTATCAAGGTTGATGATACTATAACAGGCATCAAGGTTTTCCGTGATAACTTGTTTGTATTTTGTGAAAATAGAATATTTAAATTATCAGGTTCGTCTGTTTCTGACTTTACGATGACAGATGTAACAAGAGATATAGGATGTATCAACGGTGATACAATCCAAGAATTTGCAGGTGACTTAATATTCTTAGGTCCTGATGGTTTAAGAACCATTGCAGGTACAGCAAGAATTGGTGACGTGGAATTGGGTACTATAAGCTCTAACGTGCAGTCTATATTTAATGAGAATATAGCTAGTGCATCAGAGTTTGACAGTATAGTCATACCTGATAAGACACAATATAGAATATTCTTTACTAAAAGTGGTACTGTAGATAATCAAACTAAAGGTATCATATGTTCACTTAGAGGACAGAAGTTTGAGTTTGCAGAGATTAGAGGAATAAAACCTGCTAGTACTGACCACTTCGTAGATGATGGAGATGTCATTGTTTTACATGGTGGGTATGCAGATGGCTTTATATATAGGCAAGAAGTAGGCAATACATTTAATGGTGTTAACATAGCAGGTAAATATAGAAGT